ACGAACACACCTGCGACGTTCGGATCGCCTTCAACATCCGACACCTTCATGCAGTTCAACTGTTCGTTTTCTTCGGGTTCGCCCGTCTCTGGATTAATCCACACCGCCATCTGGTCAAGGTTGGTCATCACGGTGCCTTTGACTAAATCGGGGTGGCTACCGTCTGAGAATTGCGACCAGCGTGATAAGTGACCGCCGTTGTAGGAAACAGTACTACCGCTAACAGAGATGGTGCCTTCGTTGACATTTTCTTGGCGAAACTCTACCAAAGTGCCATCTGAGTTCTGACGATTCACCATCAAAACTCTATCACCCGAACTAGTTGCATTATTGGTAACAACAAGATAATCGTTAGGAATCCAGTTTATTCCTGTGTCGGTGTTATTTGACGTTGTTTTTTGAACTAGAAAATTCCCCCCACTCGTGATGCGTGCGCGTTCGGTTTGTGAGCCAAGTGCAGCATTGCCGGCGGTAAACACGATGCCATCATAGCCGCCGACGTTCATCACATTGCCACCAGACGAGACGCTGTTTGCCGCACCGCGCCATATGCCAACGTTATTCGTGGTGCCATTGCCATCACCTAGCGACAGGATTCCGCTATTGTAACTAGCATCGGACCGAGAAATCTTGAGAACCGGAAAATCGGCAGACCCACCAACCATCAGTCGTGCCTGCGGACTCGTCGTCCCCACCCCCAAATTCCCATCACTCGTGATGCGTGCGCGTTCGGTGGAAATATTTCCTGCGCCATTTGCAGAGGTCATAAATGTTATGACTCCGCCTGTAGAGTTTTGTCCTCTAATCCTCAATGCACTTGAGGAGTAATCAAGAAAGCCTCCATCGTATCCGTCAATACTAGACCCTGCTCCAGATATACGGATGTCACCAGCGACTTGGAGTTTTGAAGATGGGCCGGTATCGCCTATCCCAAAATTCCCCCCACTCGTGATGCGTGCGCGTTCGGAGCCGTTGGTCTCAAGCGTCAGCGCAGTACTTGCGCCGTTGGAAGATATGCGTCCAAGGTTGGTGCCAGATCCAAAGGCTATACCTTCACCAGTGTTATTAGTCGAGTTGAGGAACTGAACAAAAAACCCGTTGCTGCCGGTGACGTGGAGTTTTGTCCCCGGCGTACTCGTGCCAATCCCAAAATCCCCCCCACTCGTGATGCGTGCGCGTTCGGTGTTGTTGGTGGCAAATTTCATGTCAGAGTTATCTGCGTTCCAGACTTCCATTGCGGAATCGTCATGGAAGATATAACCCTTGTTTGTGCCACCAATAGTCAGGTTCATAATGGCTGTGCTAGAGCCATTGATTGTGACATTGCCTCTACTTGCCGCAGATAGCGGTGCAGATGTTCCACCGACAATCAAATTCCCAGAGGAGTCGAGGCGCATCTGTGTCGTTGCGGTTCCAGCAGAATAAGTTCTAAATACCAAAGCACCACTGTTATCCGCGCCTTCGCGCACTGCGCCAATTTCGCTAATGGGGTTGATAACCGCTGCGCCATCTTGAATTGCAAATGCGTGAGTAGGGCCGAAGCCATCAGCCATGTCCCCAGAAGACGTTGCAAGCGAGCGTGAGGCAAAAACAGGAACCGCCGTGGATGCGGTGCTTCTTTCAAAAAGCGAGGTTGTGCCAGCAGTACTGGCTACGGCGTGTACTTTTCCAACAGGACTGCTCGTCCCGATGCCGAGGCCGGTGGAGGTGAGGCGCATTTGTTCTGTGCCATCCGTACCAACCGTCGCGCCGGTTCTAAACGTAGTAAACCCGCGAGTGCTGATCCGCATTTCAGAGGACGCATCGCCGTAGTTTCCAATAGCAAACGCACCAGAAGAAACGTCACTAAGAATATCGCCAGCCGGAATCACAAGTGCTGTTGAACCGGTAGAAACGCCAGAAATGCGAACCTGTCCTGCTACTTGAAATTTGCTAAGTGGCGCATTCGTCCCCACCCCAATCCGATCCGTTGACGCATCCGCAAAAAACAGATTCGCGTCGGTGTCGCCTTCGATGCGAGTGTCGGCATCTGCTCCCGGCTCGTTAATGACTACGCCGCCATTTAGGGTGGAACCGGAGGAGACGGTGAGGGAGGTGGCGGTAAGATTTGTAATGTTGGCTGAAGCAATGCTGAGATTGCTGATGACAAGGCTCGTCAGCGTAAGGTTTGTAATCGTCGCAGAAGTCGCTGACAGGTGAGTAATGGTTGCGGAGTTAGAGGCAAAATCAGCGATATAGTTAAGGCCATTCACCACATCCGTGCCGTTACTCGTCAGCACCATCTTCTTACCTTGTGGTACTGATACGCCCGTTTGACCGGACACCTTCACCGTCACCGCTCCGGTGCTGTTGTTGAAGATGAAGTAAAGTTTCTTGTTGGACGGAACGATTAGATTCGTACTAGCCCCACCTGTACCCGTCAGTTCGATGTACATGTTACGAGCGACACCCGTGGCACCGTTCGGGATGGTGATCGTGGTATCGGTTCCCGTGGAAACGGCTTGGGTGACGTAACCTGAAATCGCCTGTTCGATCAGGGTTCCAAGGTTGGTATTAGTGGTATTGCCCCATGTACCGGCTTGGTCGCCAGTACCGATGAGTTCAATCGCCAGATTAGTGCTGTATGTACTAGCCATGTGTCATTACCTCACGCCGCAATCTGTGTCCAATTTGGGTTTTGCGACGTACTAATTTCGTTCCAATTTGCCGTTTGAGAATCGTTTATATCTGTCCAATTTGCATTTTGAGCAGGATTAATAACCGACCAAATATTTACTGCACCTATAACACCTGTTCCGGTTACACCAGAGACTACAACATTTGCCCCGGCAGATGTAGTAACCGAGCCAACCGCACCCGTAGCCGATACGCCCGTGACAAAAACGTTAATGCCAACCGCTACACCGACGGTGCCAATCTGCCCCGTTCCTGCCACGCCTGTGACAGAGAGAACTTGATCGGTCTTAACCGAAACGTCGCCAACTTGACCCGAAGCCTGAACGCCCGTTACCGCTGCAACTGCCGCTGCAGCGACAACAACATCCCCAACCTCACCCGTTCCCGCAACGCCTGAGACGATAACTATGGTTTCTGGGACAACAACAACCGTACCGATTTGACCTGTTGCTGCAACGCCGGTCAGGGAGACATTAGCCTCCGCAACGACCGTAACCGTACCAATTTGGCCTGTAGCCGAAACGCCCGAGACCAAGACAACGGTATCGGCTGCAACCGTGACATTGCCAACCTCGCCAGTCGCCTCAACGCCGGTAACAAGAACATTGGCAGCGCCAACGACAAAGACATCCCCAACCTGCCCCGTACCCTCAACGCCGGTAACAGGAATATTTGCCGCAGCGACAACTGTAACGGTGCCAACTGCACCGCTAGCCGAAACGTCTGTAACTACAACAACTGCAGACGCAGCAATTCCTACCGTGCCGACTTCACCAGTCGCGGTAAGATTACCAACTCCCTGCCCCCAACCTTGTTCGCCCCAGCCTACGCCGGAAGCGTTCCAACCGTCGAAGGCGACTATGACGCCTGCCACGGCCCTTGCCTAACTAAATTAGGCGATACGAAGGATCGCAGTAGAAGCCGCAGCAGCCGGGAATTGGATGGTGAAGTTACCAGCGGTCGAGGTCTTATCCCCGCCAAACGCCAGCACCGCAACAGCCTTATTTCCCTGAGTCGAGTTATAGATCAAAGCACCGTTGGCTGTGATCGTTGCACTCGGGAAGGTCAGATCATCAAAGTCGATGAACGCCGTCGTGCTGCTGGAAGTCGGTACCTGCGAGATCGTCAGCGTCAGCCCACCTGCCGTGTAGTTCGTGCCAGATGAAGACACTTCGTCAGTCACCGTGTATGCCGTGGTAGTGGCACTGAGCGTAGCCGATGAAGTGTAAAGCGCGAGTTTGAACGTATCAGCCGTGGTTGCAGCACGAATCACGCCCGTACCAAAGTTGTGAATACCATCCAGAATCTCGACCTTAAATGAGGTCGTCATGGCCTGAGTAATCGCCATTTTTAATCTCCTAGATGCTTTGCAGCATCATTAAAACCATTTTCAATAAGGATACGACGCGCATTCATCCGTTCGGAGTCTTGCGCCTCTTGCAGGTACTTTGTAAGTACCCGTTTTAATTCTTTCTCCGTTTGTACACGAAGAATGCGGGTGGTAGCCCGTTCAGCAATCTCTTCCGGAGTATAACCCCGGTTGCTCGTCGTCTGGACAAAGACCTGCCCAAGTTCTACATCGCCTTCAAAACTCATGTGACAGGCACCCTAACTTGTCCAGAACGGTACGCATCCTGACGATCCAGACCGTCACCAAGGCGCTTTAATTGAGCTAAGGCTTCCATGTACTTCTGGTCGTAATACTGCATCATGTCCTGCTCACCCTTGAGGTAAATGTACGCCTCACGAAGCGACCCATAGAGCAGCACCGTTTCAAAGTTATCGCCAAGCCACGACGTATTCGCGCTAACGATAGAAGTCGGATAATAGTAGTAATGCAGTTCAGCCGTGTATGCAAGATTTGGCGTAGGCCCAATAATCATGCTCGTATCATCCCAAATTGCATAGTACTTAGGCTTGCCGTACGAGTTTGGCGGCGGGTACGCCTGTCGGATGTAGTTTACATCCTTGTTTAAAAGGTACTCATACTCACCCGTTGTCGGGTCAATTACCGCTAATGAAAACGTCGAAAGCCAATCGGACGGTAATTGAAAATACTGAAAATTAATCGTCATCGTCCCGGTCACGTTCTTGCGAATCGCAGGAATCTGAACCGAGTTATAGATACGCTCTTCAGCTAACTGCACAAACGTAGGTATATTGGAGACGAAGCTAGACTCCGTACTCTCGCAATAATCTTGAATTAGTGTAGAAAGCTGACTGTAATTCACGGCGACCAACCCGCCCGATACTTAGCGTTATTTTCAAGATTAATCTGTGACACAAACTTTGTGCCTTTAGTTGCGGCACCCGCACCTTTCATCTTCATGTGGGTGACGCCCTTGTTTACGTCCGTATCAGGATAGCCATTACGCCCCGTTGATTCAGGATTGGGCTTCGGCTGATTGTAAGAAGTATTTTTCATTAGTGTCCCCTTTGATTCATCACTTTAGCCATACCGCGACCGTACTTCAGCATGTCGCTGCCAGTTTTACCGCCATGACCAAATTTCTTTACGCCTTTTTTGCCTTTGTGCATACGAGATTCATGCTCTCGTACTTCTTCTTTCGCAACTTTACGCATTCCGTTCTTCATCTCAATCTCCTAGGTCGTAACGACCGTAACCGTTCCAATTTCTCCAACCGGGGCAAGATCATTCGGAGTTAGTCCTGCATCATTTGCTCTAGCTCCACCAACCGGGTTCCAGCCCCATTGAATTACTCGACTGCCACTTGCACCATCATTACCAATTTCATAAAAACTTAAATCAGGCCGTGGATTCCGTATAGCTTGCGGATCATCAACAGGGTAAAGACCCAATGACAACTGCGGCTGATCTGGCTCCCAACACTCTGGACAAACCAAGATGTTGACATTTTTGGTCTTGATTGTCAGAGATTTTAATTGCCGAAGTTTGAAACGAAATCCACATCGGTCGCACTCCGCAATCGCGTGTTTGCCACTTGCAAATCTGTTTGGCATTAGTAGCCACCCAAGAAACTCTCACGTGGCACGAACCGAACCGCCGCCTTCTCACGATCTTCTCCAGATGCCAAATCCCAAGCTTCGTCATATTGAGCCTTGAGCATCGGCATACGAACATCCGCGCCGGGAATTTTCATCGATAGGTAATAAGCTAAACCAGCCACCATGCAAGGCATAAAACGAAAAGGAATGTCTTGACCGTTTACACCCGTGCCGGGATCAAACATACGGCGAAGCCGGGTATATACCAACGTCCAAGTCGTCGTGTTGTCAGGCTTGGGCCAAACTACAAATTGCGGATAAACCACGGCATCATCCGCACCTGTCGCACCCGTACGGCGATTAATCCAAATTTGAATTGGACGCCCCGTCGCGTTCTTGTTAGGGATTGAAAGGTAGGTACTGGATGAAATGCGCGTGATGTTGATGTCTTGCTGGTTCGTACCCGTACCCGTACGGATCACGTGGTCAAGTAGGTCAACCGTATCCACCGGTAAATCATATGTACTTTGATTATAAGTCAAAGTCTGAGTGCCTTGCTCCAACGTCCATAGGTTAATGCCGCGATTTGCCCAGTCCATCAGCAGGAGGGCAAGACTACGCTTCGACGTACGGAAATCGTAACCCGTACGCAGTTCAGCCCCACAACGCTCGAAAGCCTCTTCAATAATCGTATTGAGGTCGAGGTTAAATTCTGTGGTGGCTGTAGTCTTGTCTACCATTACATGCCCTGCCTTCTATATGACCTTACTTTTTCTTTAATGCCTTTAGGCTGCGAAACAAACTGCTTGCCTTGAGCTTTGCCACGGCGCTTTGCAGCCGTCGTACGAGCGTATTCCGCAGGGCTGAGAGCTTTGATTGCAGCTTCCGGTAGATACCTTTCACCCGTTTTGCTAGAGGGTTTACCACTTTTGGTTCTCCATTTCTGATCACCCCACGCTTTAAGAGACTGCTGCGGAGCTTTCATTTGTACCCGCCGCCTCGTGCCTTATAAGTCTTTGCCAGTAACTGTGCCTTTCTTGCACTCCACTGGCCTGCCCCAGTGCCTTGAACGGCACGAGCCTTAATAGACTCAAACAAGCTCTTCCGCATACCGGGCTTAGTGTAGTTACCAGATTGATTGACCTTGCTCTTGACCTTACCGCCTTCAGCGTGACGAATTGGTTTGCCGGTACCAATCACAGGCTTATTGTCCCCGCGCCGTCTAGCACGAGGAACTTTACTAGGAGCAATCACGCCCATACCGCGAGAACTCATCATATAAGTCTTCCTCTAGTTTTACCGCGCTGAGCGATACCATCAGCACGTTTAGAAGCAGACGAAACAGAACCGCCACTGGCATATCTCTTTACGCGACCACCTTGATTGAATACGCCACGGCCTTTAAGAACATCAGCGCGAGTTACTTTGCCATCGCCAGTTAGGTCAGGAAAACTACCGCCCGAAGCCATTTTTTTAATCTTACCGCCACGGCGCATACCCTCTTCTGCCTTTTCTTTAGCATCGAGGCGTCTACGGGCTTCTTCTCTATTTACGCCCATGTTCCGCATGACACTCTCTTCCTCACGAAGACCAAAAATGTCAGTAAGTTTTTTAAGCGGTGATAATAAACGTTCCCCGTATGTAGTTGTAGGATCGTTATATCGCCCTGAACCTACTCTTGGACTATAATTTTCAGGCAATTTTCTTTTCGGGGCTACGCTTCTACTAACAGGCGTTTTAATTTCGGAAGTCTTGGTTTCTGTAACTTCTTTAAGTTTATTATTACTAACATTATTAGGTTTACTTTCCTCTTCTTTAGTACGGGTATGAAAACGCTCCATTTTCCCCGTCTTAGGATTCTTAAAAGTAAAAGTATCCTGTTTTTTAGCACGTGCTTCTGCAAAAGCCTGTTTAAAAGTCATAGGCTTATCTTCATCGCTATTTCTGCGATTAGACATAGGCACGCGTCCCTTGCCGTCACTGTAGCTAGTCATTCCCGGTGGATTTTCTTCGTAGCCGCCATCAATGCCGCCACCGAGTCTAAACTTACGCATTTTTCGTTTCATACAAAACGTCCTTTGGTTTTACCCTTGCTGGCAATGCCATCAGCGCGTTTAGATGCTCCACTACCAGACTGAGGTTTACCGTTCATTTTTTTGGTCATGCCACCTTTTGAATAAGACATGCCACCCATATTCATTTTTTTGGTCATGCCACCATTAGAATAGGCCATACCACCCATATTCATTTTTTTGGTCATGCCACCATCAGAATAAGGCATACCGCCCATATTCATTTTCTTGATCATTTTCATCATTTTAGGCTTCATTCTCATTTCGATTTACTCCTAAATTTGCGGCCTTTATCGGCTTTAACGTACTCCCGCCCCACGGATTGTGGAATATCAACTTTTTTAGCGAACGCTTTGTTATTAGCGACCGCAGCCATTAGACGATGTTGTTTAGCAGATTTACTAGGCACGGTTTTTCCACTTCTTAATCCAACCTTGTACGGTTTTAGTTTCGTAAATACGGATACCCGTCCACAAAATAGTAAATATTGCCGCAACAGACGGAAGCATTTCGATTAGAGTTCCTATTACCGTAAAGACAGATAGCGCGTCACCCACGTTTTTTAGGGTTTCAACATTTTCGTCTTTCATTTTTAGCAATTCCATGCGCGAAGTGATTTATTGATCCGACTGTTCGGATCGTTAGCAGTCTTGGCACTCGTCAGTTTCTTTTTCATGCCCGACATACGGGCACAGAATGATTTCTTACGCGCACCGCCCTCGGGTTGAGGACGCTTGAGACCCGGCTTACCGGGATTAGCACGGTTGTAGGAAGCCCTGCCTTTGGCATTCAAGCCGCCAGCAGGATTCTTACCTTCCTTGCGTTGCCACGCAGGAGTTTTAGCCATAAATCACCAGCGTGGAGATAACGGCTGACGGGACGATGTAAATGCTCGTTTGGAAGAGCAATCCTTCACCCGGCATCAGGGTGTAGTCCGCAGAAGTTGAACTTGCCTTGGTGTTTAATACGATCTTGACTGGGCCATTAGCCCCGCCGTCACGAAACGTCACTGTACCCGCACCGGTATCAGGAACAATGTAAATCGCTTTTACGCGAGAACGCCCAATTACAAGGCTATTTTGATCCAATAGATCGCCAGCAGTCGTAGCGACTTTACTGGCTAAGACATCTGTTTGCATTGTCATACCCTCCTAGGGTTAGGGGGTATTAGCTAGCAGAAATAGCAGCCAAAGTGTCCACACGCAACCAGTTGGTGCCGTTGTAAAACGCAAGAACCGGGTTACCTGCAGCGCCATTTGAGAAATAAGCAACGGAGCCTGTAGAGACGTTACTCGTAGGGGCCGTAGCAACCGTGAAAACACCCAGATTAACCGGGCCACTGAATGTAGTCTGAGCCATTTTAAATTACCTCACATGCGAGTCGTCCATCAGTCTGCATGTCGTCAGCCGGGTCTGTCTGATGGACTTAAATTACCCCGGTAAATTCAACGTATACGCTTACAAAACAAAAAAGGGAAGGGGGCTTTCACCCCCCTCCCACACTCATCAAGACGAACCCGGCGAACCAAACATACCCAGCGGATCACTAAAGCCGAAGCTATAGCGTTCACGGGCTTTGTAACGGACGTTACCGGTGTCGAAATCGCCGTCCATGCTGTTTTGCAGCGGGGTACGAACGAAGTACTTCATACCGTTCGGAACGTCGGTGGTTAGGAACCACGCATTCGTATCCGTCAGGTAGTGGTTAACAGTGTAACCACCCGGAATCGACCCCATCGCCTTCAGCGCGTTGATGTCGTTGTCCGCAGTTGCCACGCGAAGCTCCGTATCGAGGAGACGCTTGGCAGTGAACATCAGTGCTGGAGGCACGATGAGCTTACCGGGCTTCGCCGCGATCAAGAGTCCACGTTCATCAACCCAACCAGCAATCTGAATGACCGCCGCCTCAAGCGAAGTTTCGTTGAGGTCAGAAGCCGTCAAACGGTTGCTGTTGGTACCACCTGAAACAAGCGGGTGTGAAGTCGAGAACAGGGCCACACCGTCACCACCGGGGTAGGACGCTGAAAAGCCGTTGTTCAGAACTGCAGCCGCCTTAACTTGCTTCGTGTACGCCATCGCTCGGGCGAGCGCCTTGGTATATCGCTTAGACAGCGAATCGTACAGGTTGTCTTCAACCGCCTCTTCCGTGATGGAGAAGCCGAGAGCAATTGTCTCGTGACTGTAACGAGCAGTCCACGCTTCCTGTGCGTTGTCATACGCAATAGCAGAGCCTTCGGCTTTTACCGGGGCTGCACTAAATCCAGAAAGTTTGGTCTCCTCTTCAAAGGAACGTTCGGAGGTCTCAGTTTCATAGATCTCCTTATGCTCCTCACCATAGGTCTTGTACTCAAGGCCAAACAGGGCATTCAAACCCGGAAGGAGTTCCTTAAGTAACTGTGCGCGTGAAATAGCCATTTCTTAGAACTCCCCTATTAAATGCCGAGTGGGTTGTTATAAGCGTGACCACCCACAATCAGAGAGTTACTCGTAATGTATGAAGCATTAAACTTCACGATAACTTCTGGGTAGTAGGTAGTGCCGCTTGACACAAAGGAAGTGTCTTCAACCACATCGACAATGCGAATAGGCAGCGAACGAGTGGTTGCAACAGAGCTAGTCAAAAGCCCTTGCTGCGAATCGCCCGTAGTCGTATTTAGCGTATTAGCCACCAACGCAACGTTGGAATTAATGTCGCCATACACGAAGCCGCCCGAGGTCGAAACCACAAGCGAAGCCGACACGCCGACAGCCTTGAACAGGGTGTCCGGGTCATCCGCTACGTATGCGTAAACAAACGTACCAGCCTTGACCGAAGTACCCGAAGTCCACTGCTGCGAAAAAGTCGGCTGACCAGTTACAGAGGATACGAACGTGCAACCCAAGAATACACCGGCAAAGCCAGCGTCCGGGGGAGCCGTCGTTTCCGTACACACAACAACAGTGCCGTCCGATGCGAATTTCACCGGGTCGCCGTATCCAATACTGGAAGCACCAGAATCAATACGACGTTGGCGAGTCGAACCGGCAAACACCTGCCCGCCGATTATATTAATCGGCTTCAAGCCATAAGGCTTGTCGATAGTAGGATATGCCATTAGTTACTCCAAAATAA